CGCTTCCGCCTGCCCCACCTAAACCGCCTGTGGGAAAATTAGCGTTTCCTTTTAGTCCGCTTGCGCCGCTACTCCCTCCCGACCCTCCAGCAGAACCAGCAGAGCCAGGAGAGGCATACGATGAAGCGCTTCCTCCATTTGTTCCACCAGAGCAAGTAAGTAGAGAACCAAAAGATGATGCACCACCAGAACTTCCAGCAGAGCCAGCAGAACCTACGGTAATTGTATAAGTTGTATTAGGGGTTACGGTAACTTCTGAAGCTAGACAACATGCACCCGCACCCCCACCACCGCCACCAGAGCTAAAGGAGTCGCTGTATGCGCCTGTTCCACCACCCGCACCGCCGCCGCACATTGAGATGTAAACGGTTTTAATACTAGCGGAAACAGTAAAAGTGCCGGACTCCGTGAACATTTGCCGACCGTGGCTAGTCTTCCTAGCGTCAACCAATGAGCCCATCCCCGTATAATCAACGGACACTGTTTTCCCACCATCCGCTTCATTAAAGAGGATGGTCCCTGTGTTCCAATTGTCGTCATCATCTGCGCAGGTCGAATAGTCCGGCCAAAATTGCCCGGTAGTAGGTGTTGTACTAACCTCAGTCATACTATCTTCAATATAAATAGAGGTTGCCGCCGTGTGTGTGGTTGCAACGGTACTGTTATATCCACGGGTCACGGTCAAGTCGCTTGTTCCCACCGCAGATACATACAGTTGCTCACTATCGATCGTTAACACGTCGCCTTCTGAATACCAAGAAATATTGGTAGGCGTGATGGATGTTGCCGAGGAGCTAATCGCTGCTGACAATGTATCACAAACCCGGATCGATACTGTGGAAGGTGATGCCTTTTCCGGTACTTCGTCTAATCGGATTGTGAACGGGCTTGATGTTGGTATGGTCAATTGCTCATCTGTTATAGAAACGAAATCACTTGAGTCTGTAAATGGGTCATAACGATAATCCGTAAATGACATTCTAATCCTCCTCACTACTTGTTGCTTCCAGAACGCTGGCCTGTCGTACCATTGCCGCAACGAAGTTATCAAGAGCATCGTTAGGTAGTGCCCCTAATGATAAGCTAACTTTAATTCCATCACTAGCTGATACATTATAAGTAGTTTCGACAATGGCCAAATCATATGTGTTTTCCCCATCCGCAGACGTTACTCGGGCATATCCCTCAGCCTTAATTAACGTCTGGGACGGATTAACATATTCCAGTTCAGCCGTTACCGTTGGGTCTTTCAAGGATTGCAGTTTGTAATCGCCCCAGCGCTGGGCGTCATCCTCAGCCATGGCCGAAGGAATTGTCAGTACATCTTCTCTACGACCATAAGTGGAAATACTCTCCGAATCTGAACATGTATAAATGATTCGGTTCGAAGTGGAGGTGTTAGTTGTATCCTCCACTGTTACCCCACTACTGTGCGTTGCCGCCGTTGTACTATTGTATCCTCGGGTAACCGTTAGCGTCGTACCTGAAATGGCGGAAATGTACATCTTTTCGCTGTCGATTGAAAGGGTATCTCCGACCAACATCCAGTTGTTTTTAGCAACATATATAGTCGTATCCGAGGTACTGGTTATCGCCGCGCTCAGTGTTGTTTCATAATTATTGGCTACTAAAGCCCCGCTGTCGTGCGTGGCCGCCGTGGTATCATTGTAAGCGCGAGTTACCGTTAACACCGTGCCGGAAATAGCTGAAACATATACTTCTTCATCGTCAATGGTTAGGGTATCACCCACGGCAATTTTACTAACCGACTTAACGTTCATTGACGTTGCCGAAGTACTGCTTACAGCGGCGCTTAATGCCGTTACGTAAGTACTGGAAGCTTTTATATACAGATAATTTTTTAGGTCTTCTATAGATTCTTCCGGCTCAAAAGTATTGGTGTTTTTACCAACAAAAAAATAGCAATTGCTATTTATGTCGGTATCTACCGGCTTAAAATACAATTGCCTATATTCATCTACACCACAAACATAGCTTGTCGCATAATCGGCCAAATCTTCTATTGCTGATTTGGCCGTCACATGCTTAAACTTTAGCTTAGATACTATATAGCTGGTATCATAAAGCTTGCTTTCCTTGTAGACGATATCCGTGTACGGCTCAACAGTATTAGTCATTATGCTGCCAACAATATCTGAAATTTCCATGCTGGTATATGTCTCATTAATAATTACATTGGCTAATTGATCGTAATATCCATACCCCTCATAGGTAAATGTGGTTGCGGTTGTCCCAGCCTTCGGAATCACAGTAATATAGCCCGAATACCAAGGATTTGAATCACCATAGAGGTGAATGTCTATCCGCGTATTATAAGTAAGCGTAACATTGGTTGGTATTTCAGAAAATGACAAGCTGAAGGAGCTACACCCCGTATCAGCATACTTAAATTCAAGCTCTATAAGAGGGTTATTCTCTATTTCACTACTGAATATGGCCAATAGTTCACCCGAAGTGTTGTATACCATAACAGCATAGCCACTTTCCAATAGGGGATAAGTTATTTCGGCCTCAGTGCTGCCAGCATGGCCAACTAATATATATTTACCAAGTCGCCAACGGCCTGATAGAATATTCATCGTCTTGTCGCCTGCCTTATCGCCCGTCCCAATGATTTATTCACAGCACTAATGTCAGTCTGCGTATTATAATCGCCGTAATTATTTTGAGTTACAACCACACCACTTCCACCCGAGCTACTACCGGCGGTCGCATAATCTAACCGACTGGCTGACACCCGGCTATAGCTTACACTAGCCAAGCTGGCACCAGTAACAAGGCCTCCGGTGGCAAAATGTAATGTTTTTCCACTGTTCAAAACATTAATTGCATTTGCACCTAAACGCTTAGTTGCTTTAGCGTTTAATACCGCCTCGCCATCAGACAGCATAGCCGGGATACTATCAGATGTCGAAGTTCCTGGACCGGATATAACACCGCCCGAAGCCAATCCGATCACGGAAGCTACGGAAGATAATATGCTACTACCGCTCGACGTCGCACTGGATACTGCACTAGAAGCAGCCACCGCCGCTAATGCCGCTGAAGCAGAAACAGCAGCAGCCGTAAAGGAAGCCAAAGCGGCGGTTCCAGCCACAACCGCTGCCGTTTCCGATGCTGTTGCTGCAATTGAGGCAGTTGTCGCAGCAGATTCCACCGGCTTGGTCGCATTTGTCACGGCCTGAACAGCGTTATACACACCTAATGCCGTTGTTACCCCTTGCGTAGTGGTCCCTAACGCAGACAAACCCGAGGTCACACTGGTAAGGGCTGACGTCGTCGCATCAGTACTCCCAGAAGTCATTGAGCTAACAGTCGTTGCCCCAGTTGTTAACAGATTAGAAGAGGTTCCTGTAGAACCTGTACCACTTGACGGACTCAAACCAGTAAGCAATAATTCCTTTAACCCTGACGAGATATAACCAGCAACAATATCTGCAAACACTTTTCGAATATTTTGCCCCAACGCTTTCCATGTGTCTGATAGAGAATCCGCCCCGCTGATGCTATCCGAAATAAATGTATTCACGCTGTCCGAAACACCACTTATGGTATCCAGAATATACTGCATAGACGACTTACTGGCCGCTTTTGTTGCATCAGTCCATGCATCAAGATACGTCTGATTGTCTGACAAGGCTTTCGTCTGCATGGTTTGGTGTTCGTTATATAATTTCTGATATTCCGCAATATTGCCCGAGGTGTATGCCTTGTCTAAATCCTCTTTATATAAAGTTTCTTCCTTTTTAAGCTTCTTAAGCTTGTCAGCGGTTTCCGAATTAAGCAATACAACCTGTTTACCGGTTTCTTCGGTCATGCTAATGGTGGTGTTTTTCATGTCCATCGTTCCTGCATTAACACCCGCCGCAAGCTCTTTGGCGTCGACTAGCACACCATTTTTATACACCGTAAAAGCGACTCCAGCAGCTGTCCACGCTTGGATTTTTTGCAACTTATCTTCCTGGTCGGTCGAAGCGGCAAAGGCTTCTTCTAAATCTCGGGCAGCATTTTTAATTTTCATAATTTCGGCAGCCGCGTTCGACTTTATATTGAATTCCTCTAACCGTACGCCGGTAAGACCTAACGAGGCAACCCGGTCGCTGTAACTCTTGGCGTCAGAGTAAGCTTGATCCCAAACTGCGTTTGTGTTCTTTTGCTGTTCTTGCAAGATTTTCGCGGCCTTTGCGGCCTTAATCTCATCCAGCATAGCCAAATCATTGGTATAATTTTTGTTGGCACTCTGTGATTCGTCCAGCTTTGTTTTTTCTTCATCGTACCAATTATTAAGGCTGGACATTTTGGTATCGGTTAAAGATAGGTATTCTTTTCTAATAGAGTCGTCAACTTTTTCCGCCTGATCTTCTAACTTTTCATAAGCTTTGGCCGCTTTGTCAGTTCCCGCCTTAGCGCCTCCACCAAGGTTTCCCGTGGCATTCGCCAGCCGCTGCATCATGGCTTCAGTTTCCGCTATGGCCTTCTGTTTTTCTTCTTCAGCCTTTGCCTGAGCTGTAGCTTCCTCAGCAGCTTGCGCGGCTGCTTCTTCCTGTGCCGATGAGTCAACCACCTTGCCGTTTTCGACAGTCGGCAGAGCCGACTGTATCATGTACCCGCCCAAATTACCGCCGTACTGCGGTTGAAGATACTTTACATCTAGTCCCTGTTTTTCATATTGCTTAGCCTCTGTTTTTTCACGCGTTGCCCAGGCTTTCGTAATTTGAACGGCAGCATAAGCCGCGGCAATTCCAACCCCAACCCATCCGCCAATCAACGTAAAAACGGCAGTTGCCAGCGATTTTACGCCGGTAGTAGCTACCGTCATAGCTCCGACCGTTTCCACCCCGGCAGCCGTTGCCGCAGTGCCTACTCCGGCCACAGCGACAGCCGTGCCTTCCGCTGTGGCCGCCACACCGGCTAAGTTAGCTTTTTGCACTGTGGCGGATGTAGTTGACTCCGCGTTAACAGTAGCATACGCCTTGGTAAACTGCACTTGAATAGCGGCAGCGGCTTCTATAGCAGCCGCCTGTATTTTCGCCGAGTCCTCCGCCATTTTTACCGCTGTGGCCTCAGAATCCAATCCCATTTTCATAGTAGCTTTGGCGCTTGCCGTTTCCATGGCCGCATACCGAGCGTTACTTGCCGCGATAGCCCGCGCCATGGATTTTTCTTGTTGGGCGGTCAAAGCCGCATCCTGACCAATCTGCGTACTGTAACTGGCTATAGCCGCCTCTTGAAGCTTAGCGTAAACGGAAGTAATCCCAGACATTAAATTTCCGGCTATGCTGACCGCTTTATAGGCCGCTGCCAATTCAAGTCCATAACCGACTAAATAGGAAATAGCGTTAGTGTGCTCTTTTACAAAACCGGTTACTATGGATAATACTCCACCAACGGTATCAAATGTTGCATATAACAATTCTAGTGTTGTCTGCAAACTATCAGGGACCAGGTTTATCAGAGCCTGACGAATTCCGTTGCTTTGCACGTCGGCGGTAAAAGTGCCTAATTCATTACTTACATTCCCTAATACCGTTTTTAAGTCAAGACTATCGATTATGGTTTTACCAATCGAGGCCATTGTTTGCTCGGCACTATCCTTGATGTTTGACATAATGCCTGGTATGGTTTTACTGGCCTTATCCATACCTCCGGCAAAGTTCTCACGCATCCCCGTCATTATGGCCGTAATTGCGGTACCGGAATCAACCGCGCCATCTTCTACCTTTTTAAGCGCAGTCGACACATCGGTTCCTAATGCTTTTGCCAAATATGCTGCCGCACTAACACCATTCTCCGCTAACTGGTTTAACTCTTCGGTAGACAGCTTTCCTTTGTTCTTGATCTGGGAAAGGGCTTTTACTACTAGGCCCAGTCGCTCGTCGCCGCCACCGATAGCGCCAACGGTATCACCAACAATAGTAAGCGCCGGAATAATGTCTTCCGCTGCCCACCCCATAGCCAGCATTTGTTTAGCCTGCGTCCCCAGTCCTTCCATGTTAAAAGGAGTTGTAGCTGCAAACGCTTTTAGGTTTGTCATCATTTTCTCGGCTTCATCAGCACTTTTTAGTAAGACGGTAAAGCCGTTTTGCAAGCTTTCCATATCGCTTGCTGATTTAACGGCAGCAACGCCAAACGCCCCCATGGCTGTCGCTGCCGTGGATAAGATGGCTATGGATTTACTTGATAATTCAAATCCAGAACTAGCTTCCTGTAAATCTTGCTTCGTATCTTTAAGAGATCTTTTTAAACCGGAATTATCTCCGCCTATCTTAACTAATAATTCGGCTACTGTTGCAATGGTAATCACCTTCCTTTCAGGCGATTTTCAAAGGTTTCTTTTAGCTTTTCTAATTCAACTTTGCGTTCCTGAAGAACTTTTTCGCGTCTCAGCGGTTTTAGGAGTTCTTTAGGTGTGATATTTCTTTTTAGAATTTTACCTTCGAGGTTCATTAGATGGCATACGAAAAACGCGGCTATATCCTCGTTATGTTCCTTTCGCCAGACATACCCATCCCAAAGCTGCATGAATTCACACGGCTGAAGTTGTTCAAATTCCTGCGGTTTTAAGTTCAGCGGGCCATAGGCTAAAGGTTCTGCCCATTCCAGCCAATCATTCATAGACTGGATGGGTTTTACTCGTTTTTTGTGTCAGTGCCTTTTGCCTCGGCTACTTTCTTCTCTGTCTTTTCCGCTACGACTTTGCCAAATATGCCAGTGGCCATAATGGCGCGAATAATAGGAATAGCCACATCGTCCAGCACGCCACCTTTCTCAAAATACTCGCCTAACTTTTCGGCGTGAAAATTCGGCGTAGCCTGAAAGTAATGGTGTTTAAGTCCTGCCTGCATTCCCGCTAAACAGAAGTTAATCCCAGCGTCACCACTTCGTACAATCTCTGTAATCGTTCTCCCCATAATTCTTTCCAGTTCCGCCAGTCGCAATATATCAAAGTAAATGGTTTGGTTTTTCTCAATGATTTCAAACGGTATAGATTTTTTCATTAATAATTCCACCTTTAAATAAAGTAGCGGGGATTTCTCCCCGCCCATGTTATGCCGTAATCGTTACAGTAATGGTGTTTGTTGTACCATCTGAGAAGGTAAGCGTAAACGTATACTCCCCTGCAGAAAGCGTCGCTAGGTATGTGCCAAGAATCACCAAAGACCCGGTCGCGGCTGTGTAATACGAAGAATCAACCGCTGTGCTATCCAGCGTAATGCTGGCCACTACTCCGGTACTAGGAGTAAACGTAAATGTCTTATTCGCCGGTGATGCAATGGACATGCTGGCCGCGTCCGGCGAAACATCGTAGCCTAGAAGTTCAGACAAGGCCCCATTGCCAGACAGCGTACCGGAGAGACTGGCTTCCCCATCATGCGGGGTTTCATTGGACCAGTCAGTAATAGCGGCCCAACCTGTTTTATAGCGACCGTTCGGATATTCTAGTTTAACAAACACGGTTTTACCGTTTAAGAACGCATACTCTAACGCTTCCACGCCATCGTCGTTTAACAGCATTAATCCGTCCAGATCCATACTCCAAGACCGTAACCCTGGCAAAGTAGATTTCCAGCCACCGGTCGTTTTGTCCGACACATCGATTTCATCAGCCGACATAGAAGTGGACGCTCCCCGCTGTCCACCGATCAGCGTCCAAGTCGGGTCTGTATAGGAAGATCCGGTACAAACATATAGTAAATAATCTTTACCGACTGTCGCCGTTGATGTTGAGGGCGCATCAGGTAATGTAAGAGCCATATTAAAAACCTCACTTTATTTTAGATTTTGAATTTTGCATACGAGGGTAATTACCCCGTGATAACCGCCTTCGTCTTCCGCGAAGGCTTCAAAAAAATCAACGTATTGCTCAATAACCGTAAAATTATCTGCCGATAAATCAATTTTTACCGACGCCAATACTGTGGCTACTTCGTCGGCTATGGTATTTACCTCAGATTTTCCATAATAATCCGACCATACATGGATTTGAAGCGTTACGTCTGAGATGTCCGTGTTTTTCGTCCCATTTTGTTTACAGGTGAACGCTCCAAAGGTGATGTACGGTAACGTTACTCCTGGCGGCACATCATCATATACCGTAGTGGTTTGCCCCGAAGTTAACAAAGAATAAACGCCCGTTTGCAGGGCGTTTAATGGGATTCTACGCATTATTAGGCTCATGGCTTAACCGCCTCTTTTACATTACGAATGAGATTAGGCTTTTCTTGTTCAAAGGATGGCCGCATATATGGGTGTTCCGTTCGGGCCGGAACATTCGCCTTTGCGCTATAGCCGCCTTTAAACAACAGTGCTTTCTTTTGTACAGGTTTTACCGAGGCCGCTTTTGCCCCAAACTCTACTAAGTGAGCATAAGCGGTTTTAGCAGCCACACGACCAGTCAATGTACCCCTATCAAATTGCGAAGATATTTTCTTTTTCAGTTTACCAGTTTTAACAGACACCCTGCTTTTTGCTCCCTTAGCAATTGCCCCCGTTGAATTTGCAATTGCCTGTTCAACTTTGGCCGCAGTTTTAGTGTCGTAGGTACCAATCTTCGCCACTGCGTCTTTTATTTCAGGAACGCTAAAAGTAACGCCAAATCCCCTTCCAGCCACTATTTAACCACCTCCCGGCATACCAATACCGTGGTCTGTTTGTCGTAATCAAAGGTATGCTGCACCTCAAAAGTTCGAGTGCCATAAAGTACCCGCCAGCCTCGACAAACATCTGGCCTACGGCGAATAATAACCTGCCGGACTAAATCACTAACAATCGAGCCAGTAAGGGCTAACTCCTTGACGTTGGGCGTTCTAAACTCAGCCCATACACTTACTACATCCACCCACTCGCCTGGCTTACGCCCGCCCTGCCCATCGTCCGTTTTTTCACGCTGCTGCAGGGTAATCCGTTTATCCAATTTGCCTGGATTCATGTATATTCACCACACAAAGCGATGTGATTGATTAAAGATTCAGCCGAATAACTATACTTGGATACGTTAATACCTGTAGCCTCCACACCACGGTTATCATACCAATGAGAGGCCATAATTTTAATAGCCAAATTCCACACTTCTTTCGTGGAATCGTAGGTCTTTCCGGTTGTTTTCTCAATATACTCGGTGGCAGCAGTTAGAAACGCCTGAATCAGATCGTCTTCATCCGTGCTGTCCACTCTGATATAAAGTTTTAGTTCGTCGACTGTCATAAGTTCACCCCAGAGGGCGGATTATCCCGCCCATTATTTTATTAGGGTTACGAGTGAATTTACGTCAGTAACTTTACCATCAGCAATCATAATGGCTTTGGTCACCAGATCGTCAGTATCGTTATCCTCGTATTTTTTTATAGTCGTGTTGTAGTTGGTGTTAAGCACATAATCCTTAAAGTCAAACAAGAACGCCCATACATCCCCGGTAGTTAAGCTGCTGGAATACGAATCAAGATAATTGCACAGCACTACCTGACGGCCCAATAGGAAACGTTCCGGCTTACCAGCAATTCCATAATTCACCCTAGCAATCGGCTGTCCGTCGGTATCCACTTGCGCAATAAATTGCATAAACGTGTTTTTTGTCATGCACCATACGGCATTGGTTTCATACTCCAATGGCAATGCAGCTTCAGCCGCAATTAGGTTAGCATAAGTAGGCGCGGCAGTTATAGCCTGATCGCTATTAACCGTAGCCGCCAGAATACCGGTAGGCTGTCCTGACCCAGTGCCACTAATAATAGCCTGTTCGAGCGATTTTACCATAGCCTCCGTTACATTACTGATAAGAGTAGCCTCAAACGCCGACAGCGCCATAGTATCAGTTTCCAAGGTAACTGCAACCGCACAACGTAGTTTGTGGTAAGCGAACGTAATGCTTCCTGTAGTCTTTTTCTGCTTATCACTCGTCGCTCCTTCGCTCACCCACGATGCAGTAGGTTTCACGCTAGAAGTCGGAATGGTTAAGCCGCCTTTGTATGCCGTCCGGGTAACGAGCGGCAAAATCATGCCGGTTGCTTCTAGCGTCTCAATAATGGTATTGAGTACAGTTTCCGGTATTACCGCTCCGATGTCAGAGGTTGCAGTAATGGCGTCGGACCGGAGTTCTGCCGGAACAGGAGTGCCTTTTAGTACATAATCCATAAACGCTTTGCGATATTCGGTGCTTCCGGTTCCAACTACTGTTCGAGCCTCCCCTTCACCAGGCTTAATAATTTGGTTGCCGCGGATTTCTCCAACGGTAATTTTACCGGCAATCTCCTTGCGCTGCTCAATCGACCTTTCTTCGGCTTCGAGCGCGGTTAATTCAACTTGAATTTCTTCGAGGTTGATTTCTCCCCCAGCCTGCAGTAACGAGCGGATCTCTTGCTTTCGCTGCATAATTTCTCTGAGTCTTTTATCCATGTTTTTCTTTCCTCCAAATTTTAAATTATAAACGCTATCCAGCGCTGCGCCTGTCTATCCAGCCCAGGCAATAAAAAAACACCTATCCAGGTGTAATTTACAAGTAAGTTGCAATGATCAATTTACGGCGGGCTTCTTCTTGCCGTTTTTTTTCTCCAATTTCTTGCTGACCGTCAAAATATGACCGGGCCGAAATGCTTGTCTGATCGTACGCCGGTATATCTACGGCAGCAACATCATATAGGCGCTTAATTTTTTCAATGGTCCGCGTCCTTGTCTGCTGGTCGTAACCGTCAGCCGTGACAGTAAAGGCGAAGCTCATTTTATCAATATCGCCTCTCTTAATCAACGTATAAAGGTCTTTCCCCGCTGTGGTAGGCGCTAGGCTTGCCCTGATAAACAGCCCTTTTTCGTCAACCGCGAGGCTAAGAGTTTTATTTCTAGTACGGGCCATAACCATTACGTTGTCAGAATGGTTATATTTAAAAGGCACGTCGGAAAGGTCTGCCCCGTCAACCGCCCCACGCTTAATAACCTCTTTGTACTGTACACCGTCATACTCCCAGATAACTGTCGACTGATCGAATACAAGCGCGTAACCCTCAACTATCATTTCGTCATTCGGCGCTTCCTGTATCGCCCGAATCTCCGCTAGGCGGATCTCCTTTTTTATTTCCATCATCATCACCTACCTGATACTTATTAGCTTTATCAGCATCGACAACATTTAATGTCTGTAATCGTTTATCCCCACCTTCAACCGGCGGCATATTAAATATTTCCCGGCCCTCATTGATCGTCAATAGACCAAGCGGGCCAAGTTCCTTGATTAAGTTTATCTTGGTTGTAGCTGACGCATACTGCAATCGGTTCGCTTCAAAAACGATTTCATTTCCAAACCCTAGTTCCCGGTCAGTAAATACCTTAGCCGTAAATTCAAGGCTTAATTGTATGGCTATCGGCTCGATCACAGATTCATAAAAAGCATTCCATTCGTTTTCGTTATAGTTAGCCTGTATGATCTTCTCATTCACACCGAAATAGCGGTAAGCGTTTTCACGGGCAATGGCCATTTGTTTATCGTCGGCCATTTGGGCGTTTACTTCTACCGGATTAAAATCGAATTTGGCATCTGTCGCGCCAATGCCTCCGTCATTAGATATATTTAAATAATCTGCAACAAACTGGTCACGCTGGGCTTTTAGGTCTTCCGGCCGTAAAGTTGATGTGAATTTTAACCATCCTCGTAGCCGAGCAGATGATTTTATGGCATTAGATATACCCTGGTTAATTGTTTGCAATAAGTCTAACGTCGGTTTAAATACCTTATGGCCAGATTCGCCAAAAATATCGTCCCGGTTAAAATGTCGCCGGAGGTGAATTAAATCGGTATACGGCACAGTCATTTTATAACCGGTAGCAAAGGTAAATTTACAGTACAATTCTCCCGCATATTCGACCGGCTCAATAAAGGAAAAATTCAAGGGATAAAAGCCTGTAATGACGCCCATTTCAGTATGAATATAGATAAAGGCGTTATTATTGCTATATAACTGGGATACCACTTTATAAAAAAAGTCATACGCATTCATATATGAGTTGGGCCGTACTTGTAAAAACCATTCAGTGTTAGATGATAGTTTCGTTATCTCACCGCCAACTCGCCGGACATGCTTGGCTTTAAGTTTAGCCGCATTTCTAGCAATGGCATCCACACAGGTTCTAACAACATCACTATCGTAAAGTTCTCCGTCAAACGTAGAAAAGAACGGCACATAATCATTAAGCATTTTATAATACGTGACGTTATCCGGTGATTTTTTTCCTCCAAAAACGGTCGAAAACATATTTCTTAGTTCCATGTCATCACCTCCTCAAATCAAACTCATATATTCTTCATAGTGCCGGTCTAAGGCGATGTAGGCATTTAATAAACCAGCGAAACCGTCAATACGGCGACGCTGGTTATTGATTTTGCAAGGCTGTATGTTTAAATTTTTATCTATTGTTATAGCCACATTTGATAAACACCACTTTAAGATAGGCGAATTGTTATAGTTAATTTTCCTGGCCTCTAAATCCGCCCCTAATGATTTCATTGGACCAGACAGGGTTTTCATCCCTTGAATGACCGGCTCCATAGATTCTTTGCCATACAGATTTTTCATTTCTTCTACCCAATACTGCGCAGACCAGCTATCGTACCCAATCCAAGGAACGTAAATATCAAAATCATTTCGAAGTTCTTCAAACCACTCTGTCACGAATTTGTAGTGAACCTTATTCCCTGGAGTAGTACGCAAGAGGCCCAAGTCTCGCCAAATTGAATAGGGAATTTTATCATCCCGTTCGCGAGATTCTAGTAAATCTTCCGGCAGCCAATACATTTGCATAACATATATTGTTTCGTCTCCAGGTACTTTAAATATTACTGTAGCATTGGTTAAGTCGGTAGTCGTTGATAAGTCGGCTCCGCCGATACCGTAACGCGGCTTTAATTGTTGAATATCAAATAATGCCGG